TAATAATCACACAGACATTACCAAGATCCATATTATCACAATATAAGTCTATGCTTTCGGCTTGCAGTTTTAATATAGGAAGTTCGTCACGGAATACTACGGTTACAATGTCTATCATTCAAATACTTAGTCAACAAAAAAGCCCCGAAGGGCCTTTTTGCAGTACATATCTAATCAACGATTAGAATGTATGACGTACACCTACTGCATAGTTACTAGAAGACAATGCTGGTGCTAAAGTAGCAACATTGGTACTACTAGTTTTGTTCTGACCGTAGATTGCATACAAGTTTGTGCGCTTGCTCAACCAGTAGTTAGAACCAATCTGGAATGCGTTGAAGTTAACTGTAGGAGTTGTTGGACCAAATGCGTCATAACGACCATTACCTACACTAGCCCAGGCATCAATGGTAGAAGTAAAGTTACCACGAACGCCGATCTGTTGTGCAGTACGGCTGAGATAATTATTACTACTTAAAGTGCTAGTAGCTTTGCGTGAAACATATTGAGCAAAGGCCTTGACTACGCCAAAGTCATAAGTTGCACCAACATACTTCTGTGTGTCTTGTGTGTTTACACCGCCACCAGGAATACCGCTACTAGAGTTGGTTGTCCAATATGTAGGACTGGAAAGAGTAAATGTTTGTTCGCTTTTTAAAGTTTGATAAGCGGCTACAACATATAACTTGTTCCAAGCATAATCAGCACTCAAACCATAACCATTGTAGTTCGTGTTGCCGCCGGTTGAGTTTGTTTGAGTAGTGTTGCTGTTTGCTACAGTAGCGAAACCACCAGCACTGAAACCTTTAAAGTTATCACTCTTCAGACTTACTGTATTAGCTGTGCGAATTGTGTAAGCTGTGTTACTGCCGTTGCCAGAAGTAGTAGAGCTTGCACCAGTTGCATAGATAACATCACCGATCAAGTTATTTTGTTGACCAGCATCAGTTGCTGCCACTGCTGTGTGGATTGATGTATACTGAGTACCGAAAGCAACTTGGCCAATACCATTTTGTTTGATACCAACAAAACTTTGACGGTTGTCCCAGGTACTTGCTTGACCTTGGTTAGGTGTCAATCCAGTTTCAACAGTAAAGAAGGCTGAACGTCCGCCACCTAAATCTTCAGTGCCACGGAAACCTAAGCGGCTGGTTTGTTCTGCACTGTTACCGAATGTACTGTTTGTGGTTTTTGCAGCCTTGTTACCAACTGCGCCTTCTGCACTTGATCCGATGTAACCAGTATCTAAGAGACCATAGATGCTGACACTAGACTGTGCGTAAGCAGTGGTGATACCTGCGGTTGCTAGTAATGCTACTAGTAGTTTTTTCATGCTGTGTGTTTCCTTTTATAAAAGTTATACAACAATATTATTTACTGAGTTTACTGTTGGTACAGCAAATTTCAGCACTATTATTGGTATTTTGTATGTTAACATAGTAGTTAACGAATGTCAATAAAAATGGGCTCCGAAGAGCCCATTTTGGTGGTTTCTGTTACGAGGCATTTCCTGCCCTAGGCGGCCTAAGCTGCCAATGCGAACTGTTCGTCGTTTGCTTTTACGTTATTTGCTTTTAACGAGTACTCCTCTCGTGTTGCCTTCTTTTCTATCTCACCACGTCGAAACCAAGTCATCCCCAAGAAATACACTATTTCAAATGCACTTTTTGGAGATGTCGGGAATTGAACCCGAGTCCGCAATGCCTTTAATCTAAAGGAATTACAACAATTCTTTACAGCGGAATAATATTTGATGCTTGCTTGCCTTTTGGGCCTTGCACTACATCAAAAGTTACCGCTTGATTCTCTTTGAGACTTTTAAATCCATTGCTATTAATAGCTGAGAAATGTGCAAACAATTCGTCACCACCACCATCTGGAGTAATAAATCCAAAACCTTTTGCATCGTTAAACCACTTTACTTTACCTGTTGCCATATTACTTACTTCCTTTATTAAAATACTTTGAATACTAATTACTACCTTTAACCACATTATTATCTATTTTGGGGTTGGCGCGAGCAATAACATTTTGTGCTTGGTGAGCACGATCTCGCTCGGTGGGCAACGGCCCACACCCCAATCTCGCCCACTCTTCTTCAGAGTAGTAATATTGTGCTACCGGTTTCTTTTGTTCCATAGTTGAATATTTATCTTTTTTGGTGGGCCTTGATGGACTTGAACCATCGACCCAACGATTATGAATCGTTTGCTCTAACCAGCTGAGCTAAAGGCCCTACAAACATTAGATACAGCTAGGACCATACTTGTTCTCGCCGTCGGTACTAGGTACAAACATAATAGCAAGGCTGACTATAAAACCTACATAAGGAATCAAACATAACAAAATCCATACTCCACTTTGATTAAAATCTCGAACACGCTGACTGCCAGCCGACCAACTACACACTGCCATAGCAACGGCTAATGCAAACCCAGCCAACAGAAAAATGCCACCCAATAACCCAGAGCCAACAGTTAATGCGGTGCCAATTGTAAATAACACTGCCAGTCCAATTCCGCCGCCAAATACCACGGTTAGCAGTAGCATGATGTAGCTTCGGCGGTTACGACGCCCGGTAAAATTAAATAAATCTTCAAACACTGGCTTACTCATTTTGAGCTCCTTTATTAAATTAGTATTACTAGTATAGCATCATGTTCGGTAATTGTCAAGAAACTTTTTCAAATTGCCATATAAATTGGCCATCATGGCTTCTTTACTACCAAAGAACACTAGAGTACGCGGCATTTGTTTATGCATAATAATAAACCAAGGTTGTTGTAGTTTACGATCCAGTGCTATAATCATTTTGCTGTTAATAGCAAATGGTTCAACATTATAATCGTAGTTCTCGAGTTCAAGATGTTTGGAGAATGTTTCGTATCCTATTTTAGTCAATCGTAAACCACCGTTGCGTCTAAGATTGAACCACCATAAGGCCAAAGCCTCTGCTTCGGTAACCTTGTAAGGATCGGGCAGATGTTGAATTAATTCTTTTGTAAGTTTATATTTGTCACGCACATCAAGGATATATCTGGTCGCCTGATTTTAGTAAGACCACGGTAAAAAGATCAGTTTTAAATTGGATGTTAAGTTTTCGAGCAAGATTGATTGCATGTCCAGGATTGGAGAAACTGACCTTCTTGTACTTAGGGCCAGGATATTGAACCAACAGGTTCGAGGTTTTAAGATTGATTGGTTTTTTTTGATAAAACACTGCCCACACACCTTCCGAGGCTAACACCTGTTCGGTCTTGTATGTACTTTTATTTGCTAACTCAATCAGGACATTGGGTTTTGGTCTGCTCACTATTAAACTCCTATATATTATTTATGCTAAAATATAGGTAGTTTTAGAATGAACCCCCGTCCATTTTGATTGAAATTATTTCGTCATCTTGTGCCGCTACAGCCCGTTCTTTAAGTGTAGTAAGCTCTAATAACAGTCGAGTTAGGTCAGCATGCATGCCTTTGGCATCAGGCATAGGCATAATAAAGTCCTTAGCGCCACGAGACTCGAACCCTTGTAACCGTTCAACAAACCGTTGTAAATGAATACTCATCAGCAGTCTCCTTGGTGTAAAACGGGCCAGAGTACGGATAGCGTTGTAATAAAATTAATTTAGGTCCTTGTATCACAGTCCAGTTACGCCCTTTCTTGACTCGATACCAGCCAGCTGCAAACCAACTTTTACTTTTGTTAGTTTTAGTATACACAGGCAACTTCTTAGGAACATCCCACATGGGATTATGTACACGACCTGCTACTGGATAGCCATGTACCAAATTAGTTTCGGGTCGAGATTTAACAATCTTAGCACCAGATTCGAATTTAACGTGTACACGTTGTTCAACCATTTTAATTGTTTTGTATTGTTGAACCTGGTTATTGATCTTAACTTGGTATCCACCATCGCAAGCTTCAACGTTACCAACCTTGCGATTTCCTTCTTGCAAGATCCAATACTTGCGATCAATTACGGGTTTTGCTATCAGTGTCATTTAGTACTCCTCTTTCGACATTCTTCTTGTACTGCTACTGGCACATCTGGGTGCCAACCGCCTATCACCTTGCGGCAATCGTATTTTACTACTATTTGATTTTGATCCTGGGGCCAAAAGGCCAAGACCAACATGCCTAAAACAATAGCGAATGTTACAGCGGTCCAAAATAAATCTTTAGCCATTTAACATTCCTTTGTAAGGACCTTTGTAAGTTTCATTCATCCAACGACCGAAGCTGTCTGCTTGCTCGCTCAATTTGTTTAATTCGTACTTGCCACAGAACTGCATAAAACGTACACCAACTTGTCCTACATCTTTATGAGACATCTGTTCGCGAATGGCCCCATCTACTGCTGCTTTAATCTCTTTGGGTTGGGCAGTTAAATCTACTAGATGAACGTTGCGTTCATAGTCATCTAACACACGATGCTCTATGCCATCCGGATCAGTCCACCTCTGTAACATTAAGTTGTTCCAGTTGTATCCTTGTTTTGTGCGATCCTCAAATGCTTCCTGTAGGCCAACCTTATTCTTAGTGCCCTTAGTACGGACTCCCGGGTAGGCCGAGAACACATTATCCGACGAATCGCCGCGCATACATTTCTCGAAGAGTAGCCATTGCGGATTAGGGATTGTTTTAGGTTCTTTAGTTTTTTTATCGATGACCGCTTTTCCTTTAGCATCAAAGATTCCTTCTATAGTGATTAGTTCGTCTGTAATACCGTTGTACTGCTTAACATTGGGTGCGATGAGCTGAACAAAGTCAGTATCGCTACTGATAATAATATGTTCGTCTTGGGGATGTAATGCAATCCAGCGAGCTATAATGTCATCTGCTTCGGCATTTTCGTGCCTAATAACGCTACAGTTAGTTCTCTCTGACAAGTATTTAGTCAAATTATCATAGGTTTCCCAAAACATTTTATCTTCTTCTTGCTGGGTTTCTGTAAGTGCGGCACGGGCCACAGCCCGATTGGCTTTATAGGGCTTATAAAAGTCCTTGCGCCAACTACGTCCTTCAAGGCCAAACACTACATGGTCTGCTTCAAAACGCTTGGCTACTTTGTTAGCGGCCATTAATGTAACATGTAATGCAAAGCCTACTTTCTCCCAAGTATCGCTTGCACGGTGAGCACCATGCCTGGCTCGAAAAAACATATTGGCCGTATCGATTAAAACATAGCGCATTGTAGACCTTAGATGAATTTGTTATTAATAATGTATTGTAACATAAAACGGTTAAAAAAGCTATGGGCATCCTTACCAAAATGATAGGAATTGGGCGCAACTGTATCGATACCTTGTTTACGAACAATAGCATCAAACGTCATTGTAGGCTCGTATGGTGCAACATAACACATATCCCACTCCCGCTGATCTTTAATTTTGGAAAAATCATTATTGCCGTTGAAAAAGATATGCTTGATTCCTTTTTCTTCTAGTTCTTTGTGGAATGCCCAAATTTGGTCATGTGCTTCTTGAGTTTTCCATTCCCAATCTACACCCATAATATATTGGCGATATTTTTCTTGTAGATCTTGCGGCACATGGTCAACACCACTAGCATTGACTTGAAGGTATCTGTCTTTGTACAACCATTCTTCTCGTTCCCAAGTTGACCATTGGATAACAACCAAGAGTTCTTCAAGATCTTGTCGAGTAGCCAACCATTCACGAGAAGTTCGTAAAATTCTTGAGTTGCTACTAGCACTTTCGGCCTCACAATGAAATCCAGTTCTTAGTGCTAGGCTTAGTAACTTGCCCCAAGTAACCGATAAATTATCAGGGTGTGGCGCTCTCCCGAGATAAAAATATTTTGGATCATCCTCGGCAAATGCGTGAACATTTACAGCTTCTGCTCCAGCGGTGTGACTATCGCCATTTACATATAATATCATATCAATTCGTTATCTCTAATATAATTGTATAACACATCAGACCATTCTGCTTGTGCATTTTCTAGGAAGTGATTATTTTTAGTAGGTTTCCATCCGTGATTCTTCAAATACCAAAAGTAACTAAGATCATTATCATAAGGTCCTACATAGTTCTTATGCCAGTTGAGCTGGATTGGATCTAATAGATTATGTTGAAACGGCATTAATGCATTAAAGAACAAATGAGGAATATGTCGCTCAAGTAATGATCGATGCATACGATGTATCTGACTATGCATCAGCTTGGACTTGATAGATTGTTGTTCAGGCCCTTGCTCGATCACCCATTGCTTATATCGTTCTTCAAGTTCGGGGGGTAATGTATCATACCCGCCTGAGTTGACATTATAGTACTGCCCTTGATGTAACCATTCTTCTCTTTCCCAACTAGTCCATCCAATAATCACAAAGGTATCTTTATTGGCTCTAGATAAAGAATTACTAGCAGTTCTAATTATTTGTGGATTACTAGTACCGCTCTTAGCTTCATTTGCTAAGGAGATATCCAATCGATTGGCTAGTAGTTGTGGCCATGAAGATTTACCTGAGTCCTTTAATTCGTTTCCTGAACTATTACTATCACCATTTACATACAATATCACGATACTTCAGACCTTCCGTCTCCAATGTTGCGAGTCTTTACTACTCGATCTCGTTGAGGATCCATTGCTTCGTATTGTTCATACGTTTCTAATACAACATTGCGACACACGTTGGTAAACCAACGATCTACAATGTCGGCATCTGTATCATTTGGACCCATCATGTAACCAGCTTTAACTAGTTTGGCAATAAAGATATCATTCCAATCTAGTTCAAATGCGCCATTCTGCATATCGTTAGGATCAATATCCATACTTAAAATATTAACATATGGTTCGCCAGCTTCGGTGGCCGTTTCTTTAGCAGATTTAGTCTGCTTCTTTGCTGCCTCTGCAATAGGTTTTTTCTTTTGCGGTGGCTCTAGCTTTTTCTTAAAAAAATCAAACATTCCCATTTTCATTTTCCTTTAATCTATTAGCATTTGTAATCATCTATTCTTTAAACACCAAATCAAATGCTCTTCAACTGTATGCCAGTTGTACTCATACACTGGCGTACCCGGACCAGTCCACATGGCCATTCCTTCATACCCATACTTCAACCATATGATTTGATTACCGCGAATACAACGATGTGGCCACCAAGCAAATTCGCGCCGCCAACTTGCCCGTTGATAAAAACTACCTTGGCCGCCGAATAAACTATCTAGTGGCGGCACACTATTTGCCCCAACCATTACCCCACAAGTCCACATGCAATCTAGGACTATAATTCCAACCCTGCTCACAGCAAATGTTGGCAATACGCAGTTTATTTTCGTCGTAGGGCTTAACTACACCACCTTGTGGCATCAAGTATATTTTGCCCTCAAAGCCGCCAGCTCTAAATGTATCACTGGCTCGAATAGCTTCAATAATATGTTCATCTGTTTCTACAACAAACTTGAGATAGGTGTGTCCATGCTCTTGATAGCTGGTTACAATCTCAGGACAAATAGCATCA